TCACAAACTCGATGAACCCGGAAAGGATATTCCAGACGGTTTGTAAAATCGTAATGGCCCCGTCGATAACGCCCGTTGCTTCCTCTCCGAACAGGTTTATCAGGAATTGCCGTGCGCCGCCCAAATTGCCGTCCGTGAAGATGTTGCGTATCGTATCGCCGATGTTGGTTATTGCGTCAACAATTCCGTTGAACACATCAAGCCCGGCTTTGCCAAATACTCGTTCGACGACTTCGCGCACCTTGTCCAGATTGTCCCGTAGGATTTGGACCGCGGCAACGATCAGCGAAATAACGCCCACCACGGGAAGCACCTTGCCAAGAATGCCGCTGAACGGCCCCAAGATAGCGCCGCCCAGCTTTTGAAGCGGGGCAATCAGGGTTCCTATTTTCCCGAAACCCTTTCCGATAACGGAACCGATTTTACCCAGCGGACC